CTAAATGCCGTGCGAGCCGCGCCGCACGGCTAGAATCAATCGACGCGGCAATTCAATTCGACAAGAAAAGAGGAGACACCATGGCTAGTCCCGCAAATCCGCTCCACCATCCCGGCGCGGGCGCGCCACCTTCCACTTTCGAAGAGGCGACCTATCGCAAGGTCAACTGGCGGCTCGCGCCGCTCCTGATGCTCTGCTACGTCGTCGCGTATCTGGACCGCGTGAACGTCGGCTTTGCGAAGCTGCAAATGACGAGCGACCTCGGCTTGAGCGATGCGGTTTATGGCTTTGGCGCGGGCATTTTCTTCGTCGGCTATTTTTTCTTCGAGATCCCGAGCAATGTAATTCTGCACAAGGTGGGCGCGCGAGTGTGGATCGCGCGGATCATGGTCTCCTGGGGCGTGATCTCCATGCTGACCATGTTCGTCACCACGCCGACCATGTTCTATGTGATGCGCTTTCTGCTCGGCGTCGCGGAAGCCGGCTTCTTTCCCGGCATCATTCTGTATCTCACCTACTGGTATCCGTCGCACCGGCGCGGCCGGATGACGACGTGGTTCATGACGGCTATCGCGCTGTCGGGTGTGATCGGCGGCCCGGTGTCGGGCTATATCCTCAAGACATTCAATGGCATGAACGGCTGGCACGGCTGGCAATGGCTTTTCCTGCTAGAAGGGATACCGTCGGTACTCGTCGGCATACTGGTGTTCGTTGCGCTCGACGACCGCATTGCGAAAGCAAAGTGGCTCACGAAAGAGGAGAAGGAACTGCTCGAGCGCCACGTTTCCGCCGAGGAAGCCACCAAGCACGACATGCCGATCCGTCAGGTGCTGACGAGCGGCCGCGTGCTGATGCTGAGCTTCACGTACTTCTCGTTCGTGATGGGTCTCTACGGCGTGAGCTTCTGGCTGCCGACTATCATCAAGGCGACCGGTGTAACCGATGCGTTCGCGATCGGTCTGCTGTCGGCGGTCCCTTTCGCGGCGGCGGTCGTCGCGATGGTGTTCGTTGCGCGCAGCGCGGACCGTACGCGCGAACGGCGCTGGCATATCGCGTTGCCCGCTTTTGCCGGGGCGATTGGACTGGTGCTGTCGGTTGTGTGGGCGCAGAACACGCTGCTTGCGATGGCTTCTCTCACGCTCGCGACTATGGGCATTCTCACTACGTTGCCTTTGTTCTGGAGTTTGCCGACGGCGATTCTCGCCGGAACGGGTGCGGCTGCCGGCATCGCAATGATTAATTCGATTGGGAATCTTGCGGGGTTTCTGAGTCCGTATGCTGTCGGCTGGTTGAAGCAGGCGACTGCCGCTAATGATTCGGGGATGTATATGCTTGCGGCGTTTATGGTCGTTGGCGGGTTGCTGGCGATCAGTGTGCCGGCGAAGATGGTTAATCGGTGAGTTGAAGCGTTGTGTGTGGTGTGGCCCCCGCGGCTGTGTGCTGCTGGGGCTTTTTGTTTTTTGGGGGAACGTGGGGCGGCGTGAGGAAGTGGCCACTTGGATGCGTAGCGTCGCAGGAGGAGGCGACTTGGAGCGGATTGGGTTCTTCGTCAGCAATGTGGCGGATTGCCGACGTTGTCTGCATCTAGCAGAGGAACGGCAGCTTCCTGGATCATCGAACTCACACTCACGACCCTTTCGATCGCACCCAATGAAACTGAAAAGCGCGTCGATAAAATTCGTCGCGCATTAAATCGCAGCTTTCCTAAAATTTCCGGTAAACCCGCCGATAGATCCGTGTGGAAACTTGAGTACAAGTTCAAAAAGCACGCTACACCAATAAGAACCGGGGAGCTTCGGCGCCCACGCTCGCGTGCCGGAAGCGAGAAACTTGCAACGCCGATGGAATAACCACGCGTGCGGCGACGCACTGCACCTTCCACGTTTGCCGTATCCACATACGCGCGGCTCGGACGCCTCGCATCTTGCGCGAGCGCACCGCCGCCGCGCAGCGACACATCTCGCTGCTCCCCATTCTCTTGCCGCTTTCGCTCGTGCGCCCCGCGCGCACGCTGACTGATGCTCCCGTTCCAACACCAGGGAGAATCGACGGAAGTGTCAAAAACTTGTGGCGTCGTCCTCGCCGCCGCCGCGATTGCGGCACTAGGCGGCTGTGCGACAGAGTCGTCGCGTTCACTCCCGGTTGCGCCGGTGGCCAGCGCGCAGCGCCCGCCCGTCGGCAACGCCGTGCAATCTCGGTCGGGAAGTTCGACAACCGCTCGAGCTATATGCGTGGCATTTTCTCCGACGGCGTCGATCGTCTCGGTAGTCAGGCCAAGACCATTCTGATCACTTCGCTGCAACAGAGCGGCCGTTTCAACGTGCTTGACCGCGACAACCTCGACGAAATCCGCCAGGAAGCCGGCTTCACCAAAAAGGCGCAGCATCACAACCGTTTTCAGCAGCTACGGCACCGGTTTCCGCTTGTGGGGCAACCGCACGGCTGCGTGGCCGACCGTCACCCACGTGCGTAACTTCGAGAATGTGCGGCGCACCGGCGATGTGATCAATGAATCGATCCGCTACTTCAGCCTGCAATACACCGACATGCCGATCGACCAGGCACTGATCGATTCGCTGCTTGAATCGGTCAACGGCTATGGCCGCAAAATGATCGGCGACAGCGCACTGCTTGGTTTCAAGGCGTGGTTCGATCCGGCGCGCAATACGAAGGAGGAACTGGAGAACGGGCACCTGCTGGTCAGCTACAAATACACGGTGCCGCCGCCGATGGAGCGCCTGACCTACGAGACCGAGATCACCTCGGAATATCTGCTGACACTGAAGGGAGGTAACTGATCATGGCAGGCGGCATTGCGATCAATCGCATCACCAACGCCAACATCTACGTGAACGGCAATTCGATGCTCGGCAAGGCCGAGGAAGTGAAATTGCCGGACGTGTCGGCGATCATGCAGGAGCACAAGGCGCTCGGCATGATCGGCAAGGTCGAGTTGCCGGCAGGGTTCGACAAGCTCGAAGGCGAGATCAAATGGAACTCGCTGTACCGCGACGTGGCGAAGGTAATGGCAAATCCGTTCAAGGCCGTGCAGTTGCAGTGCCGCTCGAACGTCGAGACGTACGGTGCGCAGGGCCGGATTCAGGAGGTCAGTCTTGTGACCTTCCTGACCGTGATGTTCAAGAAGAATCCGCTCGGCTCGTTCAAGCAGCACGAGAACGCGGAATTCAGCTCGTCGTTTGGCGCGACCTACATCAAGCAGGTCGTCGACGGCGACGAGGTGCTGGAACTGGACTACATGGCCAACATCTTCCGCGTCGGTGGCGAAGACATGCTGGCCGACTACCGGTCGAACATCGGCGGCTGATTCTGTTGCGCTCCGCTCCACAAGCCCGCTTCGGCGGGTTTTTTCTTGTGCCCTTCCTTAAAGCCCTTTAAGCGGCTTTAGCCGCAACATCATCCAGACTGTGCTCAATCCACTCAACGAGGCACGTCATGGACATCCCACTCAAATATCCCTTCAGGAACGCGGCCGGCGAGACGATTGCGACCCTCGCGCTTCGACGCGGCAAACGCAAGGACATGAAGGCGGCCGCGAAATACAGCGACGACGCAGGCGAGCAGGAGGATTTTCTGTTTGCGCGGCTAACGGGGCTGACGATCGAGGACATCGAGGAACTCGATCTGGCCGACTCGAAGGCGCTGCGAATTCCTGCGTGGCTGGGATGACAGGCGCGGGGTGGATAGCGGACGTACGTTCGGCGCTTTGCAGACCGATGCACTCAAATCACACACGCACGGGGTGCAGATCCGTCTCGGGGTGGATGACAGCAATTGCCGCTATCTCGAATATTGTGCAAATCACTTTCGTCGGCTAGAAAGGCGATTGGACTAAAAGAGGCGTTTGACGTGAGGCGTTACTTTATTGTGCTGGGTGACAAAACGACGGCGGGTGGTGTCGTAATTCAGGGCGAAGAGTCCTGTCGGAATCACGGGAAGCCGTTGGCTTACCACGGTGCGCAGATATACTGCCACGCGTGCAAGACCACGGGCTACATCTGTAATGTGCCGCCCTACCGGCCGATGGTCCTTATGGGCAAGCAGGCTGCGTTAGAGAACGACATTTGCATCTGCAAATGCAGCCCGGCGCCTCGGCTGATTGCGTCGCAGAACAACGCCTCGATGTCCTTCGAGTCCGGCGAACTCGCGGCAATGGGCTTTCGACCAGATGGCAGTCCCATGCCAAAGGAAACCGGCGCGTTCGACGAGCAGGTCAGGGCTGTCGGACAGGGCGCATCGGAAGGCTATCCCTATTTCATCGAGACGGCGGACGGTCGAACGTTTTCGGGCAGCCTTGACCGTAACGGCCAACTGCCGCGCGTCTACACGGACCTCCAGGCTAACTACAACGTGTGTTGGGGCGATGAAGCCCTTGCAATGCAGGAAGGAGCCTGACATATGCCGAACAAGAAAACCGTCGTTCGGACGAACTCGACGCCCAATTCAATCAAGGAGGTATCGCTGAAGGCGGTGACCTTCCAGGAACTCTGGAGCGCTTACCCGTCAAGCGATCCTTATGACGATCCCAACGGCAACTACACGAACCAGTGCGCGATTCGCATGAGCGTGACATTCCACCGCGTGGGTAGCGAAATGAAGTCATTCTCACAGAAGCTCGTCCACCCAATGCCCGGTAAGTCCAGCTTGGGCCGAATCCTGATCGATGAGAAACCGACCGCGACGAGAGCATACGAGCTAGCTGAATGGCTACAACTGAGGCCGTTCGCTGGCGTCCCCGCAGCCGAAGACGTATCTGGTCCGGACTGGCAAGGTAAGGTGAAGGGCCGGACTGGCATTATTTTCTTCTATGGCTACTGGCGACAAGATGGAGATTCGGGAGCCGAGCTAACCGGCGGGCACATTGACCTCTGGAACAAAGACACGCTTACACCCTCGGCCGAGTCTTTCCTGCGGTTTCGGATCGGAATGCCGGAAATTCCCAATCCCTTGTCTTGGTTGAGGGGGCGAAGAGACAACATATACTCGAACCTCTCAGACTCTAAGCGAATCCTGTTTTGGGAGGTCAGGTGAGACGTTTCTTCGTCGCCTTATCGGGCTTCGCCTGGGGACTACTGTTGACGTGGCTTTCCCTTTACACATTCAGCCATCTCGATTGGTCGACAGCGCACGCACAAGCTTCCGGCTGCTCTGACATGGAGCATTGCAGCCCACGCATCGTCGTGCTTTCGGCACTTTTAGGGACGCTGTCCACGCCGGCGCTGGGCTTCGCGATCCTCAATGCCGTGGCGTATAGACGCTGGTCGACGCGAAAATGGGCCATCAGTTTTGGGGTTGGAAGCATTCTTGTGGTTTTGTTCTATCTCGCGGGATTCGTCGTGCCTCGCTTTTAGAGGGGCTTATGAGCCATCGGCGCCTGCTCCCGGACCTCCCGGCGACCGGAAGTCGGCGCGGCTCATGAAAATCTGCAATTCGTTTGCAACCTACTAAACTAACGGTGAGCAACGATTATCTCGCCGCCTACCTGCATTTATCGCGCGCGGCTTCATTCTGCACAGATTGAGGGCCGCCTGCACCCACCCCGTCGGACAGTCGTGAATCGACACAGCGAAGCTGACACGTTCGATCTCACGCGACGTCCACCACAATTTTGCCACGTGCG